ATTTCAACCACTCTATATTCAGCTACTGCCATCGCAGCCACTGGAACAATTCTTTTTTCCGTAGCGTATCAGGTATAAATATGTCCTTAACAAAAGCATCATATTCAATGATTACTGGGGCTGTAGTCAACGTGCTTGATTACGGCGCTGTCGGCAACGGCACTAATGACGACACTTCAGCATTGCAAGCCGCCATCAATGCTGCGCGTACCGCAAGCAAACCTGTGTATCTGCCTGCGGGCACATACAAAGTGACCGATAGTTTGGTTTTGTATGACAACGCAGTTGTGTTTGGCGATGGCTTTCGGATTACAACAATTACCGGAACTTTGGCAAATAAATCTATTATTCGCACTCAATATGGTGAAACACCTACATACGCACAAAGAACAACAGGTTGGAATTTGCGCGACTTTGCGATTAACGCAAACAGTGCATCAACTAGCACTGGTTTGAATTGCGGAAACGTGGGCTACAGTTCATTGTCCAACCTGTACATTTTCAACGCTTCAATTGGTTTGTTTTGCAGTCAGCGTACATACTATTTGTTTTCTTACGGTTTGCAAGTTCAAAATTGCTCAACGTGCCTTGACCTTCAATCGGACGGTGGTGGAAACCATTTTGTAAACAGCAATTTTGGTTTTCTTGTTGCAGGCGTTTACATTCGTCAAGGCGGTTGGGATTTTACTGGCGGCGTGATTGACACTGGGACAACTGGCGCGGCGGCTTGCATTGATGTGGGCATTGATGGTGGGGCTGGCAACGCCTCCATGAACCTTGTCAACGTATATGTTGAAGCTGTTGATTCGGCTACAGCAGCAATTAACTTTTATGGAAATACCGTTAACAGTTCGGTATTTGGTTTGCAACGCAGAAACAGCGTTGGTGGCGTGTCTTACAGTGCGGCATGTGACAAGACACAGATCACAAACATTAGCCAGACTGGGCAATTTAACTATCAGTTGCGTTCTATCAAAATGCAAATGGGTAGGGACATAAACACTGGCGTTGTTGACCTTTATTTGCAAAGTCAAGGAAACCAGCTTGACGTAAAAAATAACACCAACACTGCTTATGGCTATCTTGGCGCAAATGCTTTTTGCCCCGATGGAACTTACGCTGTACGGTGGACTGCTGGTGCAGGTAGCCCCGAAGGTAGCGTAACTGCGTCCCCAGGCGCCATGTATTTGCGAAGTAACGGCGGCGCAGGCACAACGCTTTACATTAAAGAATCTGGAACTGGCAACACAGGATGGGTAGGCAAATGAAAATCATCAAAGACAAAAATGGTAATTTAATTAATATTGGCGATTGGAATAGCCACGAAGGGTCAAACCCTTTGCCCGAAGGCGCAACGGAACACGATGCTGAAGTCGTAACTGGTTACGATGGCGGACTTTATTTGGCTGACGATCCAAAACGCTTACAGCCATAAGGATTACCATGTTTGAAAAAACAACCGTTGTTGACCGCATCGAAGTGCTGGCTGACCACACTGTCGCTGTGCGCTATGTGGTGACTGTCCTTGAGGATGGCAAGCCCTTTGCCGAGCAGGTCAAGGGCAACTACTTCAAGCCTGGCGACGACTACAGCGCCGAGGGCGACCAAGTAAAGGCTATCTGTGCGCTGACGCACACCGAGGAAGTCATCGCGGCCTACCGTGCAGCGCAGGAAGCGGCAAATTTACTTCTTGCGCCTAGTAATCCCTAGGCAGTAAGATCGATTCAAACCGTACTGATGCGGAACATCAGGGATTCTCTGGAATCAAATTATTTATGACTGAAGAAGTCTCGGAAGTTATAGCGGAAGTTCCCGCGCCGGAACAGGTAGAGACGGCCTCTCCTGCGTTCGATGTTGAGACGCCGGAAGAAAAACCAGTAGAAGCGGCCAAAACTTTCACTCAGGAAGAACTGGACGCAGCCATTGGTAAGCGGCTTGGTAGAGAGCAGCGCAAATGGGAGAGGATGCAAGCCCAAAAGGCAGCGGTACCCCCGCCGCCCGTCACGGAGCAGGCCCCTTCGCTGGATCAGTTTGAGTCGCCGGAAGCCTACGCGGATGCGTTGGTTACCCAGAAAGCTCATCAGTTGATCCAGCAGCAAGAGGCCCAGCGCCAGCAGGCTCAATTCCTTGAGGCGTATCACGAGAAGGAAGAAGAGGCACGCAATAAGTACGATGACTTTGAGCAAGTCGCGTACAACCCGTCGCTTCCAATCACTAGCGTGATGGCCCAGACGATTCAGGCTTCGGACATTGGCCCCGATGTAGCGTACTACCTCGGTATCAATCCCAAGGAAGCAGATCGCATTTCCAAACTGTCGCCGTTCTTGCAAGCCAAAGAAATTGGCAGGATTGAGGCCCAAGTGGCCGTTAATCCGGTTGTGAAACGAACTACGTCTGCACCTGCACCGATCACTCCTGTGACGGCGCGAGCCAGCGGCAGTCCGTCCTACGATACGACTGATCCTCGTTCTACGAAGACCATGAGTACGTCGGAATGGATTGAAGCCGAGCGTCGTCGCCAGATCAAGAAACAGCAAGCGCAGATGAACCGCTAACTTTTATTTAAGGACTTTTTCATCATGGCAAATAGCATTCTGACTATTGACATGATCACCCGTAAGGCTCTCGAAATCCTCGAGAACAACCTGGTGATCACCCGCAACGTAAACCGTCAGTACGACGACAGCTTCGCTGTCTCCGGCGCTAAGATCGGTTCAACCCTGCGTATCCGCTTGCCGGATCGCGCTTTGGTGACCGACGGCGCTGCCCTGCAGGTGCAGGACGACAACGAGCAGTTCACCACCCTGACTGTTTCTTCGCAGAAGCACATCGGCGTGAACTTCACCTCTGCCGAGTTGACCATGCAGTTGGACGACTTCGCAGAGCGCGTGCTTAAGCCGCGTATCAGCCAGTTGGCCTCCAGCATCGACGCTGACGTTGCCAACTCGTTCAAGAACGTCTACCAGTCGGTCGGTACTCCCGGCACGACCCCCAGCACTTCGCTGGTTCTGTTGCAGGCGCAGCAGAAGCTCAACGAAGCCGCTGCGGTCATGTCGCCGCGTTATGCCACCGTCAATCCGGCTGCCAACGCCGGTTTGGTCGAGGGCATGAAGGGCCTGTTCAACCCGACTTCCACCATCAGCAAGCAGTTCAAGAACGGCATGATGGGCGAGGGCGTACTGGGCTTCGATGAGATCAATATGTCTCAGTCGATCAAGCAGTACACCACGGGTAACTGGGGCACCACGATCACCGTCACCTCGGCTGTTAGCACGCAGGGTTCGACCTCGCTGGCGATCAGCTTCACCGGTTCCAGCAAGACTTGGAACGTGGGCGACGTGTTCACCGTGGCTGGCGTGTATGCGGTCAACCCGCAGACCCGCGAGACCACCGGCTCGCTTCAGCAGTTCGTCGTTACGGCGGCGGCTTCTGGTTCGTCCACGGCTACGCTGTCGGTCAGCCCCGCCATGTACACTGCCGATCAGGCTCTGGCTACCATTGACGCCTTCCCGGCGGCCAGTGCTGTAGTGACGATGCTTGGTTCGGCGGCGACCGCTTACCCGCAGAACCTGGTGTACCACAAGGACGCCATCACGTTCGCCACTGCCGATCTTCTGATGCCGCAGGGTGTCGATATGGCTTCTCGCGCAGTTCACAACGGCATTTCGATGCGTGTTGTGCGCCAGTACGACATCAATAACGACCGTATGCCGTGTCGTATTGACGTTCTGTACGGCTTTAGCGTGATTCGCCCGCAGATGGCCGTTCGCCTCTGGGGTTAACCCTTGATGCCCCAGCCCTAACCGGCTGGGGTGTTTCTTCAATTTTGTGAGGTATTAATCATGGCTCTTCCTAATGGTGCAGGTGGCTATCAGCTTGGTGATGGCAATCTTTCTGAAGTTAGTATTGGCGTCCAGGCGGCTCCGGTTTCCAAGGCCGCTGCTGCGACGTTGACCGCTGCTGAGTTGACCAACGGTATTGTGGTGTACAGCGGCGCAACCGCTTCCATCACGCTGCCGACCGTGGCCGATCTCGAAGTGCTGGTTTCCAGTGCCAAGGTCAGCAGCTTCTTCGATGTCAGCTTCATCAACACTGGCGCAGGTACGCTCACGATTGCCGTGGGTACTGGCTGGACGTTGGTGGGTACGGTGACTTCGGCAACGCTGACTTCGGGCCTCTGGCGCGCACGCAAGACCGGTGACGGTTCTTGGTCGTTCTATCGCATTGCCTAATTGAATCGCCCTCGGAGCAATCCGGGGGCATTCTCACGGAGACTTCATCATGCCCAATACTCAAGCGATAGGTGTTGCGTACAGCGATCCCGAATTCACGACTTGCTATGCAAGCCAGGAACTCGGGTACTCGACCGCAGCACAAGGTACGGTGACGCAAGCCACAGACAAGTCCACAGGGGTCACCCTGAACAAGTCTGCGGGCCGCATCACGATGAACAACGCGGCGCTGGCAGGGGCGACTGCGGTGTCGTTTACGCTGACCAATTCGTTGATCAGCGCCAATGACGCAATCATTGTCAATGTTTCGGGCGGCGGTACTGCTGCGGCGTATACCACGTATATTTCCAGCATGACGGCGGGTTCTGCGGTAGTTACCCTGCGTAACCTGACTGCATCAACTTCACTGTCTGAAGCTGTTATCCTTAACTTTGCCATCATCCACGGCGCAAGCTGATAGGACGGGGCCTTAACCGGCCCCGTTTCTTACCTATGCACATCTACCTCAAACATCCGGTTCACGGTACCAAAGTTGCCATTTCACACGCGGAAGCGGAAATGGATGAACAAAACGGCTGGGAGATTTATACTCTTGGCGTTGCCGAGGACTTTGAAGACTCTGTAGTTGAGAATGCGCTGCGCGAGAAGCGCAAGTACACTCGCCGCGTAAGGGCAGACGCCACCGAAGGAAGCTGACATGGCTATATTTACCGCTGGCGATCAGATCAACCGCGCACTTCGGTTGCTTGGAATTCTCGCAGAGGGTGAAACCCCGTCAGCGTCCATGTCGCAAGACGCCTTGATGGCGCTAAACCAGATGATTGATTCGTGGAATACAGAACGCTTGGCTGTGTTCTCCACGATTGATCAGATCGTCAACTGGCCTGTCAATCAAATCAACGCCACACTTGGCCCTTCGGGGTCGTTGGTGCGTTTGAACGGCACCGCTGTTCGCCCAATTCTGGTCGACGACGCTACCTATTTTCGTGACCCGCAGACCAATGTGTCCTACGGGATCAAGCTAATCAACCAGCAGCAGTACGACGGTATTGCGGTCAAGACCGTCACATCCACCTATCCGCAGGTCATGTTCATAAACATGACCTACCCCGACATTGACATTTACATCTATCCCAAGCCCACGCGTCTGTTGGAGTTCCACTTCATCAGCGTTGAGGAACTGACGCAGCCCGCCAACTTGGCGACTAACATCCTGTTCCCGCCGGGCTACCTGCGTGCGTTTACCTACAATCTGGCTTGCGAAATTGCGCCAGAGTTTGGCGTGGAACCGTCGCCCCAAGTGGCGCGGATTGCGATGGCGTCCAAGCGCAACTTGAAGCGCATCAACAATCCAGACGATGTGATGGCGATGCCGTACTCGTTGATCGCTACTCGTCAGCGGTTCAACATCTATGCGGGTAACTATTGATGCACAAATTACTAGATTGTGCAGGCCGCATGATGTTTGCGTTTTGCGTCCACATAGGCTTGGTGAGCTTCTTCCGGCGTCGAATAGTCGCCAAGCCAGTGCGTCTTTCTATTTATGGTGATGCTAGCGCGCCATTTGTTTTGAAACCAAATCACGCCCAAAAAACCAGACTTGTTACGTTTATTAGGGCGGTGAAGGTTTTGCGCGTTTCCGCTCAAGCCAACAACGCGCAAATTGCACAATCGGTTGTCGTCTTTGCGCCCGTTGATGTGGTCAATCAGCCCATCAGGCCAAACACCATGCGTATAGATCCACGCCAAACGATGAGCTTTGTAAACTTTCTTTTTGACGCCTATTGTGATGTAGCCAAACTTGTTGGCATTGCCTGCAACGTCGCCAATGTGAACAGCCTTGGCGGCTCGCGCAATCCATGTAAAAATTCCCGTGTCGGCGTTGTAGCGCAGC